CTTCAAACATAAAGGTTCCGACTGACGCATTGGACAGGGAGTTTTCTGTTGCCATCATGGTGCCCAGCACTTTATTAGCTTGGCGAATCCTGTCTGATTTTTCGTCAGCCGTATCTTCCTGTTCTCTGGCAATCTCTGCGTTAGCTGCTTGGTAGTCAGCTTCAAGCTGTTGTTCAGCCGCTAAATATGCTGCCCGGGCTTGATCGTTTGCCATCCCCTGCGCTGTGTTCGCTTGGTCTACAGCCACAACTGTTGATGTCGCGGCAGCGGCAAGCATGGCAATTTCAAATCCTGTACACATGCTCTTACCCTTGTACTGTTATTTCGTTATAGAATCCTACGTAATCAATTGATGTGATGTTCATAGGCTTTTCGGTATTATTAAAGACCCTGATCCCACAGGTTGAAGCGTCTGACGACACAGCTACTTTATAATTTCCCAACGTCTCTATCGTTGCCGTTCCCACTAAGTTAGCGGCGGCACCAATGGTTCGACCACCATAGGAATATGTGATAGCGGAGCGGGACTTCGGGGTAATCTCAACATAAAAGAAACCAGTATCCTTAAAATTAAAACTGATGTTTCTAAGTTGGAATCTTCCACCGGTCATGGTGGATCTTGGGTTAGCTGCGTCGCGTGGGTATAGCTTTGACAACGTCACTGAGGATGTAATGGTTTCCCCAAGAATTACATATGCTGACGTAAAGTCGCCAAATGCTGTGACGGTGGTGGCTGTTGGATATAGGACTGGGAGTACTTCACCCCGCCGTCCACTTGGAAATAAATTTGATAGAACCACTGAGGCTTTATCATTATGTGGATATGGGGTTGTCCAAGTTGTTAATCCGGTTGATGCACTATAAGTTCCTGTTGGATAATTTAGGCGATCCATTGCCACCTGATATGGGTGGTTTACTGATGACAGTTCATATCTCAGGAATGTCTTTTCAAAATACACGGCTCCGTTTCTTGACAGAACCATGTACAATTCACCATCAATTACTTCCATCCATTTAATTACAGAACCGGTGCCATAAGTCCATTTTGACCACGCTGATTGTGCTTTGGTTTCGCCGTCCATATACGCTTTGTAAATGTAAAGAGCGTTAGGTTCGGCAGACGTGGTTAACATCAACATTTCATTAGTGGTGTCAGCCGCAATCCTAGTCAGCGGTGCGGGCACATATCCTAACGCATGGAGCGTAATGTCAGCCGCGTAGTTAGACACAGAGTTGTCATCATAGAGGTACTCAAACAAGACAGCGTCGTTGCCAGACTTGGCAGCAAAATACAATTTGTTTCCCAATGTCTTTGGCGCACAGATTTCTTCTGTAAGATAACTGGTAGCCAGATCAATTGTTCCTGTGGACGGTGATAAAACCTTATCCCCAGAAACTTCAAACTGAGCTTTGTTACTTGTAAGAAATAATGATTTCCGAAAGCCGGTCACATGTTTTAAAGTGTTAACGGTGGTTGACGAAGCGGTTAAACCAAAAGCATCGCTGTCTAGAACTTGCGTAGAAAAGTCAGGCCAGAATGTAAAATACTTTTTGGATTGTGAAAAGAACACTGTCTCGCCGGAAACAAACGCCAGTCTGTTTCTGTGAAAAGTTAAAGCCTGAATGCCAACCCCAACGAAATCAGGATTAGGAACGGTGTCCACGTCTCCAGCAATTCTATCAGGGTAGATGCCAACTTTAAAAGTAAAGTTTCCATCAGCATTACGCACTAGCCAATGGGGCATAGTGCTTACATTAAAAGCGTTATCGGCAGCGGGGTCAGCCGTTTCTTTCCAGCCCCCATCAGCGGCAACATACTTCGCCCAGTAGCCAAACAACTCACCATCTAGGTTACTACCAACTTTAATGTAATAACCATCTGGCGCATCTTTAGGTAAAAATTTACGATCTTCAACAATGTCTGCCATAATACGAGGACCGTATATAGAGTCAGACCCTGTTTCACCGACCGTAAAAGAAGACGGACCTGTGATGACAATTGTTTCACCAAGTCTGGTTTTACTGAATCCTGATGGCAGTGAAATTGTGCTGTTAATACTATCAGCAACTTGGGTATTACTTAATGCATTTGTTACAGCCAAAGTCCAAACATTAGAACCATTAATTTGAATTGCGTATGTAGTGTTTGAATTCGTTGTTCTACAATTAATCAGAGCGCGATATGTTGGCGAGTAACTACTAGCGGTCATTGCTACGTTTACCGTAGAATTTGCTATGATGGTAAAATCAGAAATGGTTTGGAACGAAAAGGACTCACGTTCATTGGTAGCTGATAAATATGATTTACCATTTGGGAAGCTTACAGTCTTTTCGATTCCCGCAAGATCAAAAACCTTTAGGTCACCACTGTTGATGGTAATCATGTACCGCTCAATTGCATCACGACTATAGGCGTGAATGGCGGGGGCATCACTTGCAGATATATGAGCTAACGCACGAATGTTTGTTGATGCTGGCCTAGTTTCAAAACCGCCAGTAACAATTGAAAACAAAACATTCTCAGCTTCTTCAACTTGTCCGGGGAGTCTGACGGGATCTGGCTGACGTGAAACGCCTTGATACAAAGTCTTGATAGACTGTTCAAGCAGTTTGCCCATGGTTATCTCCCTGATAAAGCGTGGTATCGATATGTCGCATAGTAAGTTGTTGCGCTGTCTTTAAGAATGTTGACGTCTTCTGATTCAGCTTCAGCATCAAGCAACTCTGCATATGACTCTGCTTCTGCCCGCGCAGTAAAACTATCAAGTGCAACAGAACCCATAGTTGCTTCTTGAAATTTGCGCGCTGCCCTGTGAGCAATGTATGACTGAAGTCCTATAGTAAGTTCTTCAAACGGAATATCGAGGACAACATCAACGCTTAGTGGGTTGCTAAAATTGTATGATTGTGTGGCGACTTTATATAATTTCTTAACTGAATTCTGTGTTCGGATAGTTACGTTTAGTTGCTTGTCGAGGCCACTGGAGTCCACCCGAATATAGTTTGAAGGAACTAGAATTTCGTTATTGTTGTCAAAATTTAAGGAGAGTGTCTCTGTGTTTTGATGCCAACCTTTTGCCAAAACTTCAGTCGTCACTTCATTCAGTTTTGTTTCAGCAGCCTCTGCATCTGGTAGCCCTGAAGTCAATGACGAAACAGCGGCCTCGCCAATGCCATCAAGCACAATGTTTACGGCTTGTAGTTTTGTAAGCATGGTTTACCTCATCGAAAAAAAAAGGGAACTCCGCCGCGAAGCGAAGTCCCCTTGACGTTTGTTAGGCTTTCTTGAATTCGATTGCCATCTCTGGACGCATTGTGCCATGTCCGACAAACATCTTGCTGACCATAAAGTCCTCAAGACGACGAACGTCGCGCTCTGTTTCCATGCTGATGTCCATCATCTTCACAGTAGCCACAGCCTGTGGGCACCACATAACACCAACGGTGTTTGTGTAGTTTGCACGGTACTTTGAGAATACTGTTGCAGTAGATGTTTCGTTAGCTGTTGGGATATTACGTGACTTACAAATTGTCACCCCATCAACTTGCATGGTTTCTGCACGTCCAGCAATACCACCTGAGTTTGGCTGACCCGCAAAGTCACGGTTCAAAACTAGGTATTGGTTGCTTGCATCTTGTGCATATTTGATAGCGTCAAATGCTTCAGTCGAAACAGCCAAGTAACGTGGCATGTCTTCAGGAACATCTTTGTTGAACAACCTAATGTTTGCATCACGAATAGCCTCAATCCAATCTTTACCGGAGATAACACCGGCACTAGATGGAGCAAGACCAGTATCAGTGATCGACTCACCACCGGGGAACGGTGATGCGGCGGCTGTACGAGCGGCAAGAATAAGTTGACGGAATACGTTCTGGTCAAACACTTTAGCCAATGCGCGACCCATCTCAGCGGAGATGATTGAGCGCAAGTCAAAGTGTGACAAGATTGAATCAATGTCAGAGATACCATAATGTGATACCAGAATGTCATCGACGTTGATTGTGATTTCAGAAGTTGAATAATCATTTCCAAGCATTTCTGTGCCCGGAGTATGATACTCAGCGTCGGCTTTCCAAGTCTTAGGAAAGCGGAAAGATTTTGCCCCACCGGCTACGGATTTGACAGTATGTTTGTCGAGAGTCACGGTAGCGTTATCAAACGCTGTTAAGACCTCTCCACCAAATACGTCAAGGAACAAGCTACGGTTGTCTAACGAACTACCAGAGGTTGCACCTTTACCAAAACGGACGGGACTGGAAGCATCGCCTAAAGCCATGTTTTAAGTCCTACTCATAAAGTTGAAGTGATATTTTACTATTCATATGCCTTTATTCCGCTTCAGATTATCCAACGTGTCGGGTCTGATCGTACTC